ACGGAAAGTGGCCAGGCGAAGGCTCGGCGTTGAGCAGTGGTTCAAGTGTACAGAGTCTCCGCTGGAGATTACCTACAGGCCCACTGGCCAGAAGATATTGTTCCGTGGGTTAACTTGTTCTAGCTCACGTTAAACCTGTCTAATTCATGGGAAGCCGTAACGTAAAGGCGACGGTGATCATGAGCGAAGATTGAATCAAATATTTGAAAGGTGTATTGCGGTCTATGTATATTGTTTATTTGTTTAGAGAAAAAACTACTAACTCTGTTATTTATGTTGGGAGTAGCGCTCGGCCAATAGTGAGATTGAAAGAGCATCGCCAACAGTTATTAGGCACTAAAAAACAAGCTCGTATTCATCGTTATATGAGTGAGCATAATCTTAAATTATATGATGATGTAAGTGTAGAGTTTGTAAAAGAGTGCACGAATAAAGAGGATATGTTGAAAGCGGAAGAAATATATTATTTCAAGTATATTGATACCGTTCTAAATGAACGACCATGTGAAGATAGGAATGGCTCCTATAATCCTCGTAGAAGAAAAGTTCGATGCTTAAACGATGGTCGAGAGTTTAGCACTGTTAGTGAGTGCGCGCTGTTTTACAATAAAGGCAGAACAACAGTTAGTAACGTGTTAAATAAAGAAAAACCATATACATGGATTCACAATGAAAAATACTATTTCGAATATGTGAATCAATAACGTGCAACGACTATCGAAAAGCACAGGGATGTGAACCGAGTAGAGTAGGACTCAAGCGAGTCCGAAACGGCAGGTATTGCAATAGCAATAAAGATATAGTCTGAACTATATGGAAACATATAGAGTTGTAGCGGATGCGGCTATAACGCAACAAATAAGTAGACGATCCTCTTAAAGTTACATCAGTAACGGTTGACGTTGGGGCTTTGTGCTTTCTATGGATTGAGGAAGCCTATGAGGTCATGAGTGAGGATGATTTTGACCGACTTGATGAATCCATTCGTGGTATCTTGCCAGATGGATTGTATCACCAGGTAACACTCACTCTGAACCCATGGTCAGACAGGCACTGGATTAAGAAGCGGTTCTTCGACACGCCGAGCCCTAACGTGTTGGCCATGACCACTAATTACATGTGCAATGAATTCCTGGGCGCTTCTGACATGGCTCTGTTCGAGGAAATGAAGAAGAACCCAAAGCGATATAAAGTCGCTGGCTTAGGTGAATGGGGTGCTGTGGACGGACTTGTCTATGAGAATTGGAAAGAGCGGGCCTTTACCATCGATGAGGTTCGGAGGTTACCTGGTGCTAAGGCAATATTCGGCCTAGACTTTGGTTACACGACTGACCCGACGGCATTCTTCTGTGGCATCGTAGATAAAAATGAGCGCCGCTTGTATGTGTTTGACGAGCTCTATGAGCGTGGCTTAACCAACAGAGCTATCGCTGATAAGGTGCAACGCCTTGGCTATGCTAAGGAGACTATTATAGCCGACTGCGCAGAACCTAAAAGTATCGCCGAGCTTAGAGAGTTCGGCTTGCCTAGAGTGCGGGCATCAAAGAAAGGCGCTGACAGTATCCTGAATGGGGTTCAACGAATCCAGGATTATGAGATTATAGTCCACCCACGATGCGTCAATTTCTTAACGGAAATTAGTCAGTATCAGTGGGAGAAGGATAGATTTGGAAAATACACCGGTAAACCGGAAGATGATAACAACCACTTGATGGACGCCATGCGGTATGCTTTTGAACCAACCGCTACGATTAAAGGTGGTAATGTCGACATTTATTAGGAGGCTACATGTTACACGAAAGAGCGGACAGCCTGCAGAACGAGCTGTTCCAACTATTGACCGATGCATATTACGGCGTCGGTCTTTTTTATAAGGGCGCTGGTCTTAAAAAGCACCCTAGAGAAAGTGCTAATAATTTCATCAGCCGTCAAGAGCTGGCTTATTATCTAAACTATACAGGCCCTATTGTAGATGCTTCTGTAGCACCTATCTTCGCCGATGAAATTAAAAGGGAGTACAAAGGGACGCCTAAGTTCGAGATCTTCCTTGATGATGTCGACCGTTTGGGTACATCGCTCCAAGAATTCATGCGAAGAACGGCCACACAAGCAAAGCTATATGGCGTTATGTATGTATTAGTGAATAACGAGGCAGTCATTGGTGACAGCTTACAAGATGAGCTTGATAAGAGGGCGCTTCCGTTTGTATCGGCCATTAAACCTGTCGATGTAGAGCACTGGCTATTCGATGAACGTGGCCGAATGATTGAGTTCACCTATAAGGACGTGATTCTCAATGACGAGAACGACCTCAAAACGCAGTATTACGAATGGACCACTACTAAATGGGCCGTATACGATGAGAATAATGAGCTCATTCGCCAGGGCGACCATAACCTTGGCCGTATCCCTGTAGTACAGTGGCATTCTCGTAACTTGGCGCCTACTGATGTATTGCCTCCGAGTGAATTCTTATCTGTGGCACAAACAAACTACCACCTCTATCAGCTGTGTTCCTGGCATACGCAGATATTACGTGACCAAGCCTTTAATATCTTGACCATGCCTGATTATGGACAACAGGATGTCACTATTGGCACAAACAACTTGTTGACCTATCCAGCTGATGCCACCCACCCACCAGCATTTATTGCGCCTAAGTCTGAACCAGCTCAAATGCTGACTGACCAGATTGACCGCCTCATCAAGGAAATGTATCGCATGAGTGGTATCGATTCAGTGGTAGGTGTTGAGTCATCTAAGTCTGGCGTGGCTAAACAGTGGGACTTTGAACGCACTAACCAACGCCTGGCTGACTTCGCTATCCAATGCGAGCAGGCGGAACAGCGAATTATTGAGCTGTATCAAGCGTGGAGCAACGAGTCCTTTGATTATGTGTGCGAATATCCACGTGATTTCAGTATTGGTGATGTAGCTGAAAGCCTTGCTAACGCACAGAGCGCTCTTGACCTTGGATTTAATTCCAAGACATATAAGCAAGAGGTGGCCAAGAACGTATTGGAAGCATATCTTCCTAACATTGAACCAGATGTATATGATGCCATTATCGATGAATTAGAGCAGGCCTTTGATGACGCAGAAAAAGCGACCGCTATGCTACGAGATAATATTGACGAAGGAGTACATGTAGATGCCGATGAAGCTGGACAAGACGGACAAGGTAATAACCAAGTTCGAGGAGCTGGTGAAGGCTCTAGTGAAGAAGGGCCTGACTCCGAAGCAGGCAGTGGACTTCGCCTATAAAAAGTTTCCAGTCATGCAGACCATGCATGATGAAATCTATGGTCAGCTGGGCAATGAAATGGTTCGGGGGTATGGCGGTGACCTACCCCACGAGGCCATAGCTGATGCCTTGGCTCTTTCATGGACAGGTGATGGCCTAACGCTATCTGATAGAACCACAGCAGGATCTAAGATTGTAAAGGGCTTTGTCAGGTCGACGATTGAGCAGGAGATTAGGAAGGGCACCAATTATAAGAAGCTAGCATTGAAGCTTTTCAATGGATACAAGCAGGGCGGCCTAATTCCAGAGCAAGACATTCCTAAATTCATGAGCCGACTGATTCATGCTAGCGTTGGACCTGGTTATGACCATAAGGCTTTTGACAGAGATTTCTCTAAGGTTCAGAAACAGGTGGCCAAGCTCAACACGCCAGGCATGAGGGCTGCCTATACGGCTCTCCTAAGTGCTATAGAAGCCCGTAATGACCAAAAGCTCAACAAAGCTATCTATGGAGCCACACAGGAGCGGACACGGTACTTCGCTGAACGCATCGCTCGTACTGAAATGGCTAGGGCCTACAATGACGGAGCTATGGCTAAGTACATGGAGGACGACGATATAGAGGCCGTACAGTGGAAACTTAGCAGTGCTCATCCTTGTTATGACATATGCGACTTATATGCCAATGCTGACCTATACGGCTTAGGTAAGGGGGTATTTCCAAAGGATAAAGTCCCAATGTTGCCAGCTCACCCTAATTGCATGTGCCACTTAAAACCTGTAGTGGTCTCACAGTCAACAAAAAGGCTGCCACATGAGCGTTTTGAACAAGGCGCTAGAGAATATATATCAACCGCATCAAAAGCGCACAGAGAGCGATTATTTGGAAAGTATGGGAGCAAGCTAGTAGAGTCTGGATCTCCCGTAGTTCATCATCTAAGAAATTACAATGCTGAAAAATCAAAAACCCGCTTAACGTTACCAGTTGTCAAAGAATTAGACCGAATAACTATCAGCGGGAATACATATGTAGTTGATGGCAAACATGTATTTATTGATCATACCGCTGAAGAAAGAATGATTGCTGAAGTATTAGCTAGGCACTTAAAAGCAGAAGTTCATTTAATACCTCGTGTTTCTCATCCACCTAATGTGAGAACGCCTGATTATTTAATTAATGGTGATGGATATGATTTAAAAACACCATTGGGATTTGGAAAAAACACTGTATTTGACATGATTAAGCATGGTAAAGGACAGGCTCAAAGGTTTGTTATCAACATGGACAAAACCAAACTGTCTAAACTAGAAGTTATTGGGCAAATAAATCGAGTATTCACTTCTAAATGGACAGCATTTGTGGAAGAGGTCCTTCTTATTAAGGGTGGTACGGTTATATTTTCTAAAAAGCACAAATAAAAAAAGAGCGCCCGCACCCCTTCCAGGACGGTTAAGTCCAACGAGGAAAGGGCCTTGCGCTCTTTTATTAATTAAATTATAACACGGAGATAATAAATAAGCAATATGCATGCCCCTTGGTGCTAATTGACCTTGGGGCAGTTTTTATGCCAGTTTGCAGGAGAGCGGTTGGCATTTTTTAGTACAGGAGGTACAAACATGACATTAGCAGAGATTTATTCCGCGTTGGAGAATGTGGAAAACGGGAACGCACTCATTACTGGCATTAAGGCAGAGCTCGCCAAAGCTAATAATGATGCACGTGGGAACAGAGAGGCTAAAGAAAAGGCGGAGACAACTCTCCAAAGCTTACAGGCTCAACTGGCAGAATTACAAAAAGAAAACGAAGGGTACAAAGCGGAAAGCGGTTCTAAGAATTCTGAATTGGCAGAATTACAGAAGCAAGTCCAAGCCCTCATGAAGTCTAACGAAGAGGCCAAAGCAAGAGCGGAAGCGGAGAACAAAGCACGCATTGATGCGGAAATCCTTTCCCAGGTAGTTGATTCCTTAACTAAATCTAATGCTATGGATCCGCAAGAATTCGCTGCATTAATTACTCCTAAGATTAAAGTAGGGGAAGATGGTTCCTATGGCTACATAAAGCAAGATGGGACTAACGGAACGATTGCGGACGCAACGGCTGAATGGCTTAGTGGCAAGCCTTGGGCGGTGAAGTCCACGCAAAACCATGGCTCCGGAGATGGTAAAGGACCAAACCAACCACAAGGCGCAGATGCTATTGCTAAGGAATTCGGCGACGCACTTGGTATTTAATGAAAAGAGGTATTTAAATGGCTATCAATACTTTGGAATACGCAAAGATTTTCCAACAAAAACTCGATGAACAAATGTTGGCAGGTGCAACATCAGGCTGGATGGAAGCAAATGCTAGTCTAGTAACTTATAACGGCGGCGACACTGTACGCATGCCTAAAATTTCCACATCTGGCTTGGGTAATTATGACCGTGATAACGGCTTCGCTCAAGGCGCTGTGACCCTTTCCTACTCCGATTACAAATTGACTCAAGACCGTGGTCGTACATTCCAACTCGATTCCATGGACGTTGATGAAACTAACTTTGTAGCGGCTGCAGGCAATGTTATGGGTGAATTCCAACGCTTGCAAGTAATCCCAGAAGTGGACGCTTATCGTTATTCTAAATTAGCAGCATTGGCTACTAATGCAGGTCATGCTTCCGCTGGTAATACATTGACTAAGGATAACATTTTGGACAAACTCGACGCTGATATCTTGGCAATTCAAGATAAAGTTGGTGGCGATGAACAACTCGTTATCATGATGTCTACCCCTGTTCGCACATTGCTCAATGGCGCAAAAGGTATTGACCGTTATTTGGCTGTAACTGATTTCGAAGCCGGCGCTGTAAAGACAACTGTTCAGTCTTACAACGAATGCCCTATCTTGGGTATCCCATCCGCTCGTATGAAATCCGCTTATGTGTTCCAAGACGGTAAGACTTCCGGTCAAGAAGCTGGTGGCTTCAAAGCTGATACAACAGCTAAAGATATCAACTGGATCATTGCTGCACGCCGTGCTCCTATTGCTGTATCTAAGACTGATAAAGTCCGCATCTTCACACCTGAATTGAACCAAAAAGCAGATGCTTGGAAACTTGATTATCGCAAATTCCACGATATCTGGGTACCTGCTAACAAACTCGACGGTGTATTCGTAAATACTAAATAGGAGACTTCCTTATGCGATTGGTTAGATTGAATGAAGTCAAATACACAGATAATGAGGCCCATATCCAGTCCTTAATTGAGGACGGATTCGTGCCACATGAAGTTGTAGAAGCTGACGAACCTAAACCTGCCCGCAGAGGTCGCCAACCTAAAGCTGTAGCTGACGATGAATAGTCGAGCCATCTTCCAGAAACGCCTAAGCCTGGCAGTTAAAGAAGCCACGGAAGAGGTAGCGGAAGAAGCACGTGAGCATCACAGGTATACATCAAGGACTGGTAACTTGGAGCGAGCGATTGACACGTCATATGGCAGTGAAGGACTGATAGGGTATGCCTTTCTGAATACAGGAACGGCTCCCTATGGGCCTTTTGTGCATGAAGGAACTAAACCGCACGACATCTTCCCTAGAGGGCGTCAAGCACTCCGTTGGGTAGGTAAAGGTGGTAGTTCCTTTATATTTTCCAAACGTGTACATCACCCTGGCACCAAAGAGGACCAGTTCTTGTTCGATGCTCTGGATCGCAAACGTGAAGCTATTCATGCGATATTCTCACGGCAGGTTGGGAATTCCCTCGATGAGGTCGTGGCAGATATGGAAGCAGGTACTCGTAAGACGACCCTGCGCATTAATTTATAAGGAGTCCCTATGCTGTATGTATATGAAGATATGACGTTTGATGACGAGCTCATTGGACAGAACGTTACGGCGTCCAATCTAGCGAAAGGTGAACAGTGGATGTTTGTCTTAGCCAAACAGCTAGGGGTGGCTCATGAGGACGTAGTTCGGTCATTTATCGTGGACGAGCTCGTAACCCTCTATACCTATAGGGAAGTATGCATGAACAAGGCATCTTCGCTGACAGGGCAATATAGCCGTACTGGTGAGGACGATGACTTCTATTCCAAGAAGCTCAAGTTCATCAACGATCGGCTGGCAGTGCTGGAGAAGCAGATAACTGCCGAGCAACTGACTGGCCAACCAGCTAAATATAGCGGATTCCGAACTGTTCCGCTCTATCGAGGTGGGTAGTATGTGGTTAGAGTTGTTGCAAAAAATTCAGGATGTAATTGAACGCTCTGGATTTGATGGCCAAGTCAAGTTAGGGTTCTTAAATCCTAAGAATGCTGGCATTAATGAGTTCGGTATGGTGTTTCTAGGCAGAGGCGAATGCTCTCCTATCGATGACCAGGTTCACAATATGCTTAGCCAGGAGTTCTATCTGGAAACCTGGACTCGGTGTGATGAGGCTGATTTCGAGAAGGCTTATGAGTCAATCGCCAAGCTAGAAGGCCTTATTGAACGAGTTATGACTAAGTTCCGCACTGATTGTGGCGAATTAAATCCTGATGCGTGTATTCTTCCTAACAGTGGATTCCAGATTGTGGATATTCGCTGTACCAGTAAAGTCGATGACCGAGATACTATGCGGCCGTTCATTGGGACGCAGTATAGATTCGAGGCTCGCATGTATGATCTAAATCAAGATACTAAAGGAGGTATCTACTAATGGCAGACCCTAAATTGTATGTTCCTGCTGAAAAGGCTATGCCTACAGCTGGTAAAGATTATTTGCTATATTTGAACGTCGGCACTGATGAAACAACCGGCGCTAAGTGGCTTTTGCTCGGTGGTCAACGCTCCGGTGACTTGTCCCGGAAGTCCGATTCTATCGATGCTTCTAACAAGAGCTCCGGTGGTTGGAAATCCACTATTGCTGGCCTTAAAGAATGGTCTGTCTCTTTGGAAACATTGTTGTTGCCACAAGAAGATTCTTTGAAACTCTTGGAAAAAGCATTCTTGGACGGTAAGAACGTACATATCAAATTCGAACGTCCGGACAAATCTTTCTACACTGGCATTGCGTCCATTACAGAGCTCTCCATGCAAACTCCACACGACGGTGTGGCTACCTATAAAGGCTCTTTGAATGGCGTAGGTCGATTGTCTGAATTACAACCAGCACCATCTGGTGCATCTCCAGTTGTTGGGGGCTAATAGCCCCCTTTTATCCTAAATTTAGCGCTATATAAATAGGAGTTCATTGCTATGAAAACAGTCAAATGTAATTATTTTGGGGATAACGAATACATCATGTTCAATATGTCCCGTCTTATGGAGTTTGAGGCTGCCATTGGTACAACCATTGGGGAGCTATTGCAAACCACTAGCTGGCCTATTAATACGATCATTACAGGCTACTTTATCGGCATGAAGCAGTATAAGCGGAATGCTCAAAAGTATTATGAATTGTGCGATAAGCTATTGAGCGATGAAAGCCAAGACATGAGCTTGCTAGCACTCCAAGCCCCACTTATGAAGGCATTGGTAGCGAGCGGTGTGTTCGGCTCTAAAATGTATTACAACATGTTCCCGGAAGAAATGACGGAAGATGACAAGTTGGCTGTTGAAGAAGAGGGTAATGCAATAAAAAACTAGATGGGAGCCTTTTGGCTCCCTCTTTTGCTTTATGGGTACGAAATGCCGAGGATATAGCTTACAGTTTACTTGAGCTAAAGCCTTGGGAGCTCATGAAGTTGCAACCTATGGAGTTCAAGAAGCTGGTACGTGGCTATGAGAAACGTCAGAGGGCTATCGACACACGAAACGCCTTTTGGGTAACGCAATTGGTCAACACCCAGCTTAAGGAACCCATTACCCCTATGGACTTCATTAAGTTAATCTATCCGCCAACTGCCGCTGAACGCAAGAAGGCAGAGGCGGACTTTATTCGTGAATTTAGAAAGGCAGGGGGTGAAATTTAGACAATGGCTCAAACCAAAATTGGGATACAGATTAGCGCCAATGGTAGCCAGGCTAGTGCTGAAATCGACAAAATCAAATCTAAGATTCAGTCCATGTCTAGCCAGGTGTCTAAAGGCATAGAAGCAGCAGCTGCTGTGGCTGGCATCAGTATGATGGGCATGGCATTGAAAGAGGTAGCCACGACGGCAGCACAAACGGCTGACCGATTGACTAGTATTAGATCCCGACTCAACTTGGTTAATGATGGAACGCAGACCACTGCGGACCTAATGAATAAAATCTATGATGCAGCGCAACGGACACGTGGTGGCTATGATGACATGGCTGATAGCGTGGCTAAGCTGAACATGTTGGCCAAGGACGCATTTAGCTCCAACGATGAAGCGATTGAATTCGTTGAGCAGATGAACAAGCAATTCAAAATCTCCGGCGCTTCTATTCAAGAGTCTAGTGCTGCTATGTATCAATTAACGCAGTCAATGGCGGCCGGTAAGCTTCAAGGCGATGAATTCCATTCAATCATGGAAAATGCTCCAATGCTAGCCCAATCTATTGCTAAGGAAATGGGCATGACTGTAGGCGAATTGAAGAATGTCAGCTCGGAAGGCATGATCACAGCGGACGTTATCAAGAACGCACTGTTCAACAGCGCGGAAGAAACTAATGCCAAGTTCGCAGAGATGCCTATGACCTTTGCCGAAGTGGGCCAATCCATTCAGAATGAGGCCATTATGGCATTCCAACCGGTGCTGGAGCAGTTGTCCTCTCTTACAGCGGACGGTGCATTCCAGGACTTTGTAGGAGGCATTGCTGTAGCCTTTAGAGCTATGGCAGCAGCTGCACAGGTGTCTATATCTGTCATTAGTGGTGGATTTAGCGCCATGGGTGTTGCTATATCTACAGTTACAGGCATAGCTAGAAGCTTTGGGACGTTATTCATTACGACTATGCCGAGGGTTTCTGCTGCAGTGGTAGCTGTAGTCGCTGGGTTTACTTTGTACAGAACTGTATTGGCACTGTGTTCTACTCAAGTAGCGGCGTTAACAGTTCGCACCGTTGCCCTTAGAGTGGCCGAAGTGGCTACATCTGTTGCAACGAAAGCCTTAGCAGCAGCAACTGGTGTTGTTCGCACGGTCATGGCAGGGACGGCTGGAGTTATGTCCCCTTTGGCTGTTGGGGCAGCTACACTTCGAGGCCTATATAA